ATTGAAGTACACTGGTCTATGGTACCAGGTCGTGATGTAGAATGGAAAGAAGAAACTATACGAAACACTTCAGAAGAACAGTTTAGACAGGAATTTGAAACTGAGTTTATCGGATCATCGGCAACTTTGGTGTCTGGTGCAAAACTTAGATCACTTGCCTTTCATAATCCATTATCATCTGAAGAAGGTCTTGATATCTACGAACAACCTCAGAAAGGTCATTTGTATATTTGTACCGTTGACTGTGCTGAAGGTGTTGAACAAGATTATTCGTCTATCAATGTGATTGATGTTTCAGAAGTACCCTATCGTCAAGTAGCAAAATATCGTAATAATAAATTACCACTTTTATTTTTTCCAACCGTCATCTATTCATTGGCGACACGATACAATGAATCTTTTGTATTGATTGAAACTAACAACATTGGTCAACAAGTCGTAGACATTATGCACTATGAACTTGAATATGAGAACATTTATAAGTTAGACCACCACCACATCAAAGGGCAAACTATCTCTGGTGGTTTCAAAAGGTCTTCAAATTTTGGTATTCGTACAACAAAAACAGTCAAAAAGATTGGTTGTGCGAACCTCAAAACGCTAATTGAAAACGATAAACTAATTATCAATGATTTTGACACAATCGCTGAACTGAACACCTTTGTGAGAATTCGTGACTCTTATGCAGCCGAAGAAGGTAACCATGATGATTTAGTCATGGGACTTGTTCTTTTTGGTTGGTTGTCGGCACAAAGTCGATTCAAAGATGAAACAAACATAGATATTAGGCGTGTTCTTTTAGAAGAAAACAGTTTACTTGCAGAAGAAGACCTTGCTCCAGTTGGTATTATTGACGATGGCAGAAAAGAAGAAGTGATTGTGGATAGTGGTGATGTTTGGACGGAAAGAGGTTACTTTACCTCAAATCTGTAAAAAAATGTTTATTTACAAAATAAAAAACCTATTGAATGAAAAATTTTATATAGGTAAAACTAAAAAGAATCCAAATGAAAGATTCAAAGAACACTTCTATTTGTCAAAAAAAAGTAAAACACACTTTCACAAAGCTATAAAAAAATATGGTTTTCAAAATTTTCAAGTTGAAATCTTAGAGGTAGTTGATTGCAATGATTTACTCAATGAAAAAGAAAAATATTGGATAGAAAAACTAAAACCAAGTTATAATAAAACTCTCGGTGGTGATGGAGTTGTTGGATATACTTACACAGAAGAACACAAACAAAATATGTCTCTATCTAAAAAAGGTAGAAAAAATTCACAAACACATAATCTGAACATCAGTTTATCAAAAAAAGGTAAAAAACAATCTACAGAACACATACAAAAAAGAATTTTATCTAGAACAGTAAAAAATCATACTGAAAATTCTAAACAAAAAATATCAGAAGCTCACAAAAACAAACCAAAATTAAAAAATGTGTGTAGATTATGCGATAGAAAACTGATGAATGTAGCAAATTTTGTATTTTGGTCTAAATTACAAAAAAACTAAATAGACAAATAAACAAATTTGATCCGTATAACATAAGGAGAAATCCATGGCATTTCAGCTATCACCTGGAGTAAATGTATCAGAAATTGATCTGACTACAATTGTTCCTGCCGTTGCCACATCCGTTGGCGCATTTGCTGGACCTTTTGCTTGGGGACCTACCCGTGAAATCGTCACTATTTCTGACGAAGTTCGTTTGGTTGACCGTTTTGGTAAACCAGACGCAAATAATTATGAACATTGGTTCACTGCTGCAAACTTTCTAGCATATAGTAATAATCTTAGAGTAGTTCGTGCTGCAAATACAACTTCTACTTTCAATGCAACCGCAAATGGTTCTGGTGTTTTGATTGAAAATGAAGACGATTACGAAAACAACCACGAAAATGCAACAAATACCGCATTTGGTCCATTTGCTGCTCGTTGGCCTGGTGCTCTTGGTAACTCAATTCGTGTCTCAATTTGCCCAAGTGCAAACGCATTTTCGTCAAATGTAACTGCTCAACATGCTCACACCGCTAACGCTCTCAACTATCTTGTTGATTCAACCACAGTTATAAATGTTGATGCCTCTGGTGGTGCTAATATCGCATCTTATGTCTACCCAGGCGACTTCGTTTCTGTCGATGGTGGTGTTTCATTCAAGCGAGTTTCTTCCGTAAATGCAGCTGCAATCGTTGTTGCAACTGCTTTCACATCGAATATTGCTGTTGGTACTGCAATCACTCGTAAATGGCAATATGCAGATAATCTTGGTGTTGCACCAGGTACTTCTGATTTTGTTGCTGGTCGTGGTGGTTCTGGAGACGAACTGCATGTCATCGTTCTTGACGAAGATGGCCTGTTCTCTGGTACTGCAAATACAATTCTTGAAAGATACTCTTTTGTTTCTAAGGCATCTGACGCAAAAGATTCTTTTGGAAATACAAATTTCTATAAAAATGTTATCAATCAACGATCTGGTTACATTTGGTGGATGGCACACCAACCAGGCGCATTGAACTGGGGTAACACTTCTACCTCAACATTCACATCAATTGCAACACCATTTACTGCATCGTTTACCGCTGGAGCCGATGGTACAATTGGTAACGCTGAACTCATTACTGCATACGATCAATTTGCTGATGCTGATTCGGTTGATGTTTCTCTGGTTATTTCTGGTCCTGCTGGTCAAACTCTTGCGACACATCTGATTAGTAACATTGCAGAAGTTCGTAAAGATTGTTTGGTCTTCTTGTCACCAGAAAAAGCTGATGTTGTCTATAACGCAGGCAATGAAACTTCTGATATCATTGAATATCGTGATTTATTGACTTCTACTTCCTATGCAGTTATGGACAGCAACTGGAAATATCAGTTTGACAAATATAACGACACATACCGTTGGGTACCATTGAACGGTGATGTGGCTGGTCTCTGTGTGAGAACAGACCTTGAAAGAGATCCTTGGTTCTCACCTGGTGGTTTGAATCGTGGTATCATCAAGAATGTTATCAAACTTGCATGGAATCCAACAAAAGCAAATCGTGATGATCTTTATGTAAAAGGCATCAATCCAATTGTTTCTTTCCCTGGCGAAGGTACAGTTCTTTTTGGTGACAAAACTTTATTGGCAAAACCATCGGCCTTTGATCGAATCAATGTTCGCCGTTTATTCATCGTAGTTGAAAAGGCCATTGCTCGTGCTGCAAGATTCTCGCTGTTTGAATTCAATGACCAATTTACAAGGGCTCAGTTTGTAAATCTTGTTGAACCATATTTGCGTGATGTTGCTGGTCGCCGTGGTATTACTGACTTCCGTGTTGTCTGTGATGAAACAAATAACACGCAAGAAGTTATTGACCGCAATGAATTTATTGGTGACATTTATATCAAACCAGTTCGCTCGATCAACTTCATTCAGCTCAACTTTGTTGCTGTTAGAAGTGGCGTAAGTTTTGAAGAAGTTGTTGGGCAATTCTAATAAATAGAGAAACAGGAGAAAAATAAATGGCATTTTCAGTCAACGAATTTAGAAGTCAGATGGTTGGAGACGGTGCTCGTCCTAATCTATTTGAAGTTTCTATGCCCTTCCCTGCCTTCTCTGCGCCGGGAAATGCACAAACAAAACTTACATTCATGTGTAAAACAGCACAACTTCCAGGTTCTACCATTGGAGTTGTGCCAGTGCAGTATTTTGGTCGTGAGCTCAAATTTGTTGGTAACAGAACATTTGCAGATTGGACACTCACAGTCATCAACGATGAAGATTTTGTAATCCGTAACGCCTTTGAAAGATGGATGAACGGTATCAATTCTCATAGTTTGAATGTGCGTAATCCAGTTGCTCTGGCACCAGGTGGTTATACTGTTGATGGTGAAGTTACTCAGTTTGGTAAAACTGGTGATGAACTCAAGAGATATAAGTTTCTTGGTTTGTTTCCAACCGACCTAACACCAATTGATGTAGATTGGGGATCAAACGATACGATTGAAGAGTTTTCAATCACTCTCGCTTATCAATGGTGGGAATCCGTAGAAACAGCGGTGATCTAAGTATTAGAGGGAATTCGTTCCCTCTAATATTTCTTTATAGGATGATATTCTAATGGCAATCCGCCTCTTTGGTTTTACACTCGGTAAGCAAGACATTGTTCAGAAGCAAGCTCCTGACCAACCTTCGTTTACGCTTCCAACCGAATCAATGGATGACGGTGCAGTTACCGTCACCCAAAATGCATACTATGGCACCTACATTGACCTTGAAGGTGCTGTTCGTAATGAACTAGAACTTATTACACGATATCGAGAGATGTCCAATCATCCAGAATTGGATCAGGCCATTGACGATATTGTAAACGAGGCAATCACACACGATGTAAGTGGTCGCACCGTTGATATTGTAACAGATCAACTTGATCAACCAGCATCTATCAAGAAAAAGATTCACGAAGAATTTGAAAATGTTCTTCAGATGTTGAACTTTGGTAATCTTGCTGACGATCTTTTCAAACGCTGGTACATTGACGGTCGAATTTATTTTCAAGTGGTGGTGGATGAAAAGAATCCAAAAGAAGGCATCAAAGAACTTCGATACATCGATCCTCGTAAGATTCGTAAAGTACGAGAAATCAAAAAAGGTCGAGATCCAAAAACTGGCGCACAAATTATAGACTCAATTGCTGAGTACTATGTCTATAATGATCGTGGTACAACAACGCAAACATATTCAGCACAAGTCAATCAAGGCGTTCGTATTGCACCAGATTCAATTATCAATGTCAACTCTGGTATGATGGATGCAAAGAATACATTTGTTATCTCGTATCTACATAAGGCAATCAAACCACTCAATCAGTTACGAATGATTGAAGATGCGGTGGTGATTTATCGTATCTCAAGAGCACCAGAACGCAGAATCTTTTACATTGATGTAGGTAATCTACCAAAAGGTAAGGCCGAACAATATCTGCGTGATGTGATGATCAAGTACCGTAACAAGATGGTCTATGATGCATCAACCGGTGAACTAAGAGATGATCGTAAACATATGTCGATGCTTGAAGATTTCTGGTTACCTCGCCGTGAAGGTGGTAAAGGTACAGAGATTACTACATTACCTGCTGGTCAAAACCTTGGTGAACTTGAAGACATAAAATACTTTCAAAAGAAATTACTTCAGGCTCTCAATGTACCAATCTCTCGTTTAGAACCACAACAAGGTGGTATGATTGGTCTTGGTCGCTCAACAGAAGTGACCAGAGATGAAGTCAAGTTTATGAAGTTTATTACAAGACTTCGCAATAAGTTTTCACAAATCTTTGACCTTGCACTCAAAACGCAACTTGTTCTCAAAGGTGTTTGTACCTCT